CGTTACTAACAATTGCGCCTACACGGTCAGAACCAGCACCAGTTGTGTAAGTTGACAATGTGGTAGCCGACATAACTTTCATACCAGCAAAGTTTTCAGCAATAGTAGCCCTTGAGTTTGCAGAAGCTACTTCAGGGTTGACACCTAAAGAACGCTGCTCAGAAGCTAATGCACGTTGTGTGTACGGATTAACCGCATAGCACCAGCCGCCATCTTGAGGTACACCAGTAGAGGCAAGTAAGCTACCTGCTTCTGCTATATGATCCCATTTAGAAACACCTGTACCAACAGTACCAGCAACAAGGCCAGTGTTCTTCATCATAAAGTCAGCAAAATCTAACTCAAAATCAGTTTTTAAACGTGTTGCCATAGGTGCAAGCAATTGGTCTAACTGATCCATTTTTAACGCTTCATCAGCTTCATCGTAATCAACGAAAGAAGTGAAGTATGGTTGAACAGTACCTGTTGCTTTACCAGTAATAATTGGATCAGCAGTTCCGCCTGATACATCACCAGTTGCAGTACGTACTGAAACATAATCAGTGGGACGTTTAAAGTCTACTTTATCACCAGTTGAAGGGTTAAATTTACCCTGCAATAACTGAGTGTTAACGTTCTTAGACAATACACGTTCACTGTCGAATTTCTCTAAAAATACGCGCGCTAATTTGCGCGTAAAGTTACTACTAAAATCATTAGCCATGAGTGACTTTCCTTTTATTTATAAGTTGCTCCTACAGGACCACGTGTTTTACCTGGCATGCCTGAGCCTCGTTGTGTCTCCACCGGATCTGGTGTTGACGTTGTTTTTACACTAAGAGCGCTACTTTTCTCTCTGATATCAGCGTAAACACTACCCAAAGTAATGTTATTTGCCGTGTTTAAAGCCTCGATAGCTTGAGGATTTTGGGCTAGATACATGGTCATTAAAGACCCTTTCTCATCACTCAACATCTCCATGCCTACGTCTTGCCTTAAGCCAAAGTTACCCACTGTAGTAGCGGCTTCACTTAGCTTGGCAGCATCAACGCCTTGCTTTACAGCATTAATACGATAGGCTTCCGCTTTTGTATTAAGCTCGTTCATTTGTTCTTGTTGCTGCCTTTGTGCTGCTTGCTCTTGTTGCTGCAATACAGCGCTTTGGTTAGCATCAAATCTTGCTTGCGCTATTAGTTGTTCGTCTCGTGCTTGTAACTGAGCCGCGTAATCATCATCATACTGGTCAGGTACAGCCGAAACATCAGGTCTAGTTTTCTGATCTGCTACTCGTTGAAGTTCATTCAACTGTGCCTCTAAGCCATCTGCCCTGCGCTTTTGTTCGCGGGCTTCAAATGCTTTAGCTGCTGCAATCTTATTAACTTCTGCTTGTTGCGCATCGTTAAACTCTACCTTTTCTGGTTCCGCTGCAGTAACGGCTTCATCTTCATTAACCTCTTCATCTTCAAGTGGCTCTATCATGTCTACTTCATCTGCATTTGCTACTTCTTCTTGTTCACTCATGGTTTTTAAATCCCCTCGGATATCATCACGAAATCAGTCGTGTTACTGTTTGAAAACTTACCCGCTAAGATAAGTTGTCAATAATTCATTTCTGAGTCAGGCATAACAGAACCATCCGGCATCTGGTGCGTACCATCATCAATATTCTCTGTTACTTGTTCGTTTAATTCTCTGTTGATCTCTAACTCCATTTCTGTCAGCTTTAACGCACTATTTACACTGCTATTGTGTTTTTCATTGTCAATTCTTTGTTGTGATTGCTCTAGCTTTATAGCTTCCATGTTTAGCTTATCGCCCTGCTCTTTCATAAACATTTGCTTATCTAACTCAAATTGCGCCTGTTCATTTTGCAGTTTAATTTGCATAGCCTGCATAGCCATTTGCTGTTTTTGTGCATCTAGTTGTGCAGCTTGCTGGTTACGCTGTGCATCTAATTGAAGTTTTTGCATGGCTAGTTGGTTTTTATCTGACATGGCTTGAGCTTTTTGCATTTCAGCCTGTGCCGCTACCATCATGGCATCAGGTTGCTCACCTTGAGATTGTGCCTGTTGAGCCATCATCTGTTGCTCTTCATTTGTTTGTTGTTCTGCGGGTATGGCTCCGGCTGCTAACAGTTGTTGACGTTTACGTTCTGCTAAAATATCCATACCTGGTGCATCTACGTTTTTAAGCATTACATCACCAGACATCTGTATCAGTGATGGATCTATCTGTGCCATTTCTAGTAATGCCGCGTTACTTTCTTGTTGTCTATTTTGGAAACTAACACCACTTGAACAGATCACATCATAAGATCCAATACTTAAATCATTTAGCGTTATGGGTTGCCCTGTTTGCTGGTCAATAACTGTCTGGTTTAATGTTTCAGATTCAGAGGTCCCGTCTTCGTTCATGATCCTTACTTGCCGCTCAGTGTCATAGACTCGCGGTATTGCATCGATTAGAACTTTAGCGGTACGCGCTATGGCTATCTCTTGAGATTTAAAGTATTTGACCGTCCCCGTGTCACCTTTATTCTGTAGTTGCTTAATAGCTACACCAGATTGCAGGCCAGGGTTGTCGCCCATGTTTGCTGCGAATAATCCAGCGCTTTGAGAGATCATCCCTCGCATACCTTCGGATATAGTGCGTAAGCCTGGGTTTATATTTGCGCCCCCGTTTTGTTGGGGTACGCCAGGTGACAACTCATCCACGTTGTAGAATTGAACCGGATCGGTATTGGTGTTCATGGTTGATAGTTCAGCTTCGTGTCCACTAGCTTGTTTGTTTGTCATCCAGTATTTAGCTCGTGGTGCTAATGCCCCTTCTTCTATCTCTCGTGATAGCGAGTAGTTCAATACTCTTTGTGGATCTAGCAGCTTTTCAACTATGCCCCAATAGATTGATTTGTCTTCGATATTCTTAAAGTTGGCATAAGTTGGGATCACGGGTATTAAACTAAATACTGTTTTTTGCTCAGGTCCTAACCAGTCTTGTGCATCGAACTTACGAATGTAAACAACGTCTTTTTTCCGTTTACGGCGTTTAACTTCTGTAACGCCCATTGCCGCTAGCTCGTCTTTAATGGTGTTAAAGTCTTCATTGTCTTCCAGTACTTGACCGGACGACATCATTACTATTTCGCGTTCTTCTTGTTTTATAAAATAATATTCCCCAACCATTATTAGATCAGGACGGTTGAAGTACGCTTGATTGCTTCGATCTTCTGATACTGATTGCCCTGAACCTTTGGGGTATTGCTTTTCATAGTCCTCAACTGATAAGCCACTTAATACCCAACAGAAGCGCGCATCGCTTGCATCTTGTTTTTCTGAAGCTACGTCCCACCAAACTCGGTCTACATAATTGTAGATCGGTTCAATGATTAGATCTTGATCGAAGCTATCCGAATCAACGTAGTTATGGCTGACTTTCCAACCATCCAAGCCAGAAGTCACCATGCTGCGTGCTGAGGCACTATAGATATCTGTGGCGTAACTAATGTTCTCAATATTACGGATCAAACCGCTTAACAATTTGGCTGTTTCTTTTGATGCAGCACCGCCAGCGGGACTTACGTTAATACTAAAGTCTGACAATTCGATCTCACCAGCAACCTGATCGACTATCGGGCTTGTTAAGTCAAAGCTATAACGTGGTTTGCCGTCGTTCTCTTGATAATATTCAGGCTCCCATTGTCCGTTCCTTTTGTTAACAAACAATAGGCTTTGTCTGGCACTGTCCCTAAGATCGCTGTCGGCTTCTTGCGAATCTTTCAAGCGTTCAATCATGGCCTGGTGTTCAATCATTCATTACCCCACGTAATGTTGATACTTGCATCTACGCTTTGTTGAATTTCTTGCTGGCGAACGTCTGGCAGTGTTTTACTTAGCAGTATTTTAGCTGCTGCGATCTGCGTTTGGCTCATTTCAGAATTGTTAAGTACATGATCCATAAGGGCGTTTACGAGGTAACTACTCTTGATTTTATCTCGAGTTCTTTGAGTCTGTGAAACGTTGTCTCTTATACTCATTTTGTTAGTTCACTCTTTAATTGCTCTGTAATTAATTTCATTGCAAGCCTATTGCGCATATAGTTACTTCTAGCAGTTACCAGGGCTAAAACTATTGATATTATTAAACCTATTACCGAAAGGATTTGATTGGTAAAAGTAAGAATTGAGGTTCCTGCCAAAACGCTTGAAAACATGTAAGACAGCTTACTTTGTATAGTATTACTAGTAGCTTCAATTAATCCAGATAAATCCATTAACACCGCACCTGTTGAGTTTAAAGCCTATTTATACCGGAAATAAAAGCTAAAATCGTCAAGTTATAGCTTCAGCATTATGATACTCAAAAGATACACTATTGATATAAATTAAGTTGTGCGCTGCTCGTGAAAAAACGGATTAGCTTGTTTTATTGGTTTAACTAAGTTAAACTGTAGACATATTAACAAAGCAGGTTATATTATGAATTTAGATATGTTTTTAAAAGTAGTAATGACAGGTTGTGTGATTATTGGATGGCCTGTTATTCTTATTATATGTATTACTAATTAGGAGTTAATGAAGTGACTATTATAATTATAGAAACACCACACAGCGCCAAGCCAACAGTCTATGAAGTTAAAAACGAGCAGGCAATAATAGATCTGGCTAATAATATGGACTTTTGTTTTAGCGAAAGGAAACAATTTGCAGATTATACAGAAATAGAAGCGGCCAAAGAATGGTTAGGCCACGACCTGCAATCGATAGGGTTTTATGAACTTGATGAATTAAAAGATCACCAAGGAAATGCTGATCAAGAATTTGCAGTGAAACAATTTATAGATGATAACGATCACCTTTTCAACCCGCTAGTCTATGCCGTTATTTGCCAAGGACTGCTTGCTGTAGATAGCTTTGAAAGTTATTTATTAGCCTATGAGTTTATTCAGACTTTTAACGATAAAGATGAACAAGACTCATCGATCATTGTGGAAATGACCCCGATTGAATATAAAGGCAGGTGCGCCTTGCGTTATTTGTTCAGCCGTGAATTTTCTCGAAAAGAACCTACAGTAGAAGAAATAGAGGCTGCAATTTCAAAACTTTCCAATGCTGAAGAAATTTATAAAAAACTGAGCGGAATAATTTATAAGTCACATTATTGGGTTTTAGATCTTTACGGTGAACACATAATAAATGAAGTGATCCATATTTATAATTCTACAGGCGAGCCTTGCGATTCTGATCTCAAAAGCTATGATGATTTTTTAGACGGATTGGTTGATGAAATTGGCTATTCAAGACAAAAGAAAAGTAATGGCTGAAGCAAAAGCACAAGTTTGGTCAGAAACCTACGAGCGATATGTAAACAACAAGCTGAACTAATCCTACAAAAACTCAGTAGTAGCAACTAAACATTAAAAGAGCAGTACATTATGAAGTCATTTTTTGATTGAGTAGTGTGCTGTTTTTTTTTCGCTGTTCATAAATACTTATCTGGTCCAAGCAATCATCAATGATATCAAAATCCGTTGAGTTTTTATCGTAAACACCCACGAGGTGATCGAACCTGATATTTTCTACATTACTTGAAGTTTGCCTAATGCTTTTAAAATCTTCCCCATTAAAAACCACGTAAGCACATTCGCCACCTCGTATATCATTTTTAACTTTTTCCAGAAATAATTCTAATTTCGACATTAACTGTTTTAAAACTTTTTACCGTGAGTGAAATCGCCTTTTGTAACTTTATAAAATATTTCAGCATCAGAAAGCCCTTTTTTTCTGTAGCTCATAATTCTATTTTTTAATTCAGTGTCTTGCTGGTAAATGGGCATCACTCTTTCCCAATTTGGGTTTGGCGTTTTTCTTGCACCTGCGGGTTGAAGCAGATCTATTTTTTCCTTAAATCGCCTACGAATCATTTGAACAGACAAATGTGGGTATACCTTGTGCCAGCCTTCAAGTGTTTTTTCTTGTTTTTGATACGTAAAAAGTTTATTTCTTTTATAACCAGGTTTCATTTTATAAACAAGATCGCTAGGATCAACATCAGTATTTCTTTCAAAGCGACTTCTAACGGTGCTAACAGGTAGATCGTATTTTATGGCTACTTGTTGAACCGTTAAACGCTCGCCCTTAACCATATATGTTTTTCTCACTTCGACTCCTTCCCGTTCAACGCGATAAAGTAGTGTTCTCCCGTTGGTCCATTACTAGCAATAATTGTCAAGCGCTCATCATTAGAGGGCCATTCCGCCTGGTTAATGTTGTTAATAAAACAATCGCAATCCGCTAAAATATCAAGGTTTGATTGCCACTTTGTGTATATACCAACCATATTTTGAGAATCAATATTTTGATAGCCATCTTTGTGGTTTCGTACTTCAAAACCTTGACCATCCCAAAACACAATAATTTCCGTATCAACAAAATTGACATAAGCCTTGTTGATCGCTATTGCTGTTTTATGTTTGCTGTAACTTTTAAGCATCGGTATTTCTATTTTCAAATTCAATTAATAGCTGCGTTAAATGAATAGCTTTTTGCAGATCGTATATCCCGCCTTTATCACGCCACCGCGAAACATATTTAATAATATTGCCTTCGATAAAACCAATGTTATTAGCATGAATATATTCGACAGGCTGAATAGCCATGTTTTTATAATGGCTACCTCCTACCTGATCATCTAAGAACGAATGAATATTCTCGTCAGTAATTACACTTTCCATATCAAGTTTCATTAATTGTTCCAACCTTTAAAATCTATTTTTACTGGAGCTTTACTGTCTGTCTTAGTGGTGATCGCAAAGTAACGAACAGCATCGGTATAATCGCTGGTCCAATCATGCAAAGGGTTGTTACGGAATGTTTGCCGCTTGTCATCAAATTCTGTCCTATAAAGTTTTAATGCTTCTATGCCATCCTTGCACTTAACCTTATCAAAGTAGACTTTGGGTAGTAGCATACGCACCGCGTTGATACCATCGGCTACTGACTGTGATGGGGCTACGTCAAAGTTTATGCCTAACCCTGCTGCTATTTGTTTACGTGATAGTCCACTACCTAGCTCTCTTACTGCTATATCATGGGGGGCTATGTGCTGCTCATAATCGTAGGGCCTGTTGCTGACTTCTTTAATAATTTCAGGAAGCCCTGTTGATTGAAACGCTATACACTCGATGGCTCTAATTTCTGTTCGTAATATTTGCCAAAACCAGACAACGGTTGCATCGTTAATTCCAAGATCCCAAGAGGTAATGACTTTTAACGCCGGATCATAAGGCACATTTGTAATGCGGCTTTCTGCTTCATCCATAAGTTTTCCGTAGTAAGAACCACGCACAGATGCAGACCAGGAACATTCAAACTCTTGTTCATATTCAGCTTCACTCATTTCTTCTTTTGCTGCTCGCAATTCATCCAAGTCAATAATATTAGTCTCCGATGCTTTGTGCATGACTGATAACCAGTCTGGCTTTTCTTGACCTTGCTGAAATAAATCATAAAAAGCATTGTGTCCCGCAGGCGTAGAAATAAACGTGGCCCAACCTTTTCTGTCAGCAAGAGCCGGACGAATTACTTCTGACCAAGCGCGAGGCGACATTTGAGAAAACTCATCTAAAATTACTCCATCTAAATAAATCCCTCGCAATCCTGCTGCGTTGTTATCTGCGCCGTATAACGACAATCTCCCGCCGTTAGGATAATCGGCTCTTAATTCAGCTTCATTAAAAACAGTGCCAGGTATTGGTCGGCTAAATTCCTTTACATATTCCCAGGCTACTTGCTTGCTTTGTTTATACAATGGACAGATATAGGCAACTCGTGGGTTCTTGTGTTTACAGGTTAGTACTGTTTTGATCAGAGCCGCGATACCGTAGACCGTTTTTCCCCACCTTCTATGACAAGAAACCACTTTAAATCGTGCTGAATGGTTATGTAACTCTTGTTGCCCTATTCTTGGCGTATACGGTATTTTTACGTCCATTTATTTTCCAGTTCTTTGTGTAGGATTATCATTTTTTATGACTTCTATAATTTCTTCAGCAGAACAGCAG